GATACCACAATGCAATATATTATTTGAAGATCCACAGAATCCACATACCTTCTCTTTTATTGGACAATGCAAAAACATTAATCAACCAATTCTACGTGCAGTAGGTCATCAAACCCGTTATCTTTTGTTGTCCTTTGCTCTTTACCACTCATCACATCTTTATCAAGACTTGGTGATGACCAATCACCTCCCCAGCGTACATTGACTCCCATTTGTGTTGCTATCCCTAAAACAAACCCTCCTAAATAATGCCAATCATCTCTATTATTCCAATCTATACCAGACCTACTATATGGTGCGATATCAACCGCCTTGCCTTGAACGTGCTTACCGAATTTAGTTTTTGACTTACCCTGTGCTACTAATTCATTTTGTCGTTCTTGCGATCTTAATCCTTCAATGACAGTTATATCATAATACTTACAAACTTCATTCAAAACATTGACTAATCTAGCATCAACACCTTTCAATCGTTGTCTACTTCTTTTTCCAAATTTTGGCATTATCCAAGCCTCCTAATTACAGACTCCGCCCATGTTCGCCCCGGATCACCTCCCCATAGATCCCAAGCGATGGCGGCTCTACTATTATTATCGTTCCTCCTGTTCCTCCTTTCTGCTGGTGTATCATGTCTAGCAAAGAATGATACCATCCTACGAATCGTTGCGATAGGTATATTTTGACCATTACTTAATGATCTTGCCCTTGCAACACCAACATCAGTACCACCTCTTCTTGATGGAGGTAGTTCCCTACGCCTTTCTAACGCCCTACGAGCCTTATTTTGGACACTTTTAGGAGGGATTGGCACTTACTTACGCCTTTTGATTTTCTTTACTGATTTCGGCTTTTTTTTCTTTTTCGTTTTTCCATAATGGTATGGCATAATATTTCCTTTATTTAGATCCAAAGACCTTTGAGAAAAAGCCTTTCTTCTTCTTTTTACCTTTTTGGGATAGCTTTTTACCCTTCTTCTTTTTCTTTTTTACATCCTCCATATTGAACGCCATTGCATTATATGTAGGATTTGTTGTTTGCTTGATCTGTGTACTATCTACCTCAACAAGCATTATGGTTAATAATATTGATAACATTATACACCTAACCTTTTCATCAACACACCTTTGATCACTTTCCACAAGGCTTCAAGTATGGCTTTCTCTGTTTTTTCAGAAATTATCGGTATATCAATATGAGCATTTAATTCCGCAATAATTTCATCCTTTGTTTTATCAGATAACAATTCATCTGCAATCATTTTAACTAGCATCATTTACCCTTTTTTATATTCATTATTAAATAAATTATTGATAACAAAGCCACTACGATCTGTAGCATTTCATGTATCTCTGTTAATCCTATAAAGTAATTACTAAAACTAATGGCCATAATTTTAAAAGTATCCATCAATGCTTACCGCCTCCATTGAGTCTACCAGACATATAACTGATCTTGTCGGATAGGTCGTCTACTTCTTTTATCAATGCCTCATGTCTACGATCCATTTTATCATTTATATTTGTTTTAAAAGAGTTCACAGAATCAATCAATTTCACACAGATATTCATTGTATTATGTAACTCACTTTGCATCTTTGATAGGTCTTGTTGTATTTCATCTATATGCTCGGTTTGTGTTTTGTTCTCTCGAACTAGATTCATCACTAGAAACAAAAAAACGCAACTTATTATCCCGGTTGCTCCAAGTGTTCCATATAACTCTACCGCCTCTGTTAATCCCATCAATCACCTTTTGTAAGTATCTTTCCCAATAATGTTTTATTCATTTCTTCAAGCCTTTGTTCTCGCTCTGCTTCAAGCGGCTCCATTCTCTCATCCAGCATCTTTTCAAATTCAATCAAACTTTCTTTAATATGTGTTATTTCTTTTGTGTTATTATTGATATTTGCATTCAATGTATACCATGCCCCGGTAAGAGTAAAAACCAAGAATAATATCTGAACCGCCCATTTGACTGATATATGTATTTGCAATTCATCATTCAATGGTTTGCTCATTTAACTTCCCAACCACAAACAGACCAACCAGCATCACATCCTGTCAATGTAGATATAATTAACAGTAATATCATAACTCGTACTAGTGTTCTCATATAATGCATTGAAATGATTGTTATTCAGTTTGTTCACCAATTCCACTTTCTCTCAAACCATCTTCAAATGCTTTCAAACCAAAACGCATTTGGACTAAATTAAAATTGGCTCTTTGAATCTTGTTTAAGAGGTCTTGTCGATGCTCTAACATCGTTCTAACCTCTGGAGACATATTATCAATATCATTTTGATTATATTCTTTACCTAGTATATTTACTTTAGGCTCTTCTTTTTGTTTTGCCATTGTAATCCCTCATTATTTAATTATTTACTTTCTAACGCTTCCACCTTTGCAGATAATTCTTGTACTGCTTTAATAAGTGGTGCGATCAACTCATGGTATCTCATACCATATTTATCTGCATCTTCATCATAGATCAAACCAGCAAAATCATTGTTTGTTAAACTGTTATCTTTTAAGACTTGTTCAACTTCTTGAGCAATTAACCCGAAATGCTTTCTTGCAAAGGTTTTTTCTTTTGTTTCCATCACGGCATCTTTTGCCTCTATCGCTTCAGATACCAATCTTTCTTCTGTCACTTCTTCAATAGCCTCTATTGCTGGTTCTACTTCATACTCTTCCATGATAGGAATTTTATGTGATCCAATCACCTCACCATCTTCATCATATAGATCAGCTTCTTCATATTGAGGTTCTTCTACTGTTTCAGTATAGGATATTTCTTTTTGAACGTATTTCCCATCTTCCTCAACAATTTCAGTTCTTGTTTTTTCAACTTCTTTAGATACTGTTTTTTGCCTTGTATCCATTACAGCTTCTTTAGCCTCAACAGCTTCTTGAACAACTACTGTTTCATATATAGCTTCTTTAGATTCTACTGCTTTCTCTTTTTCAACATCATAACTATAATCTTTCCATTGATATTCTACTGGTCGTAAACCATTTAAAAAATCAAGGCCAAGTGATGAATCTGCAATGTTATCTTTTAATCTTTTATCAGATGTTTGTATTGTTGCATTTGTAGCATAAATATCATCAAATCTTTTAGAACTTGAACCTAGATCTTGAGCATCATCTGCTCCGGGTAGGACATTGCCAACAGATGTAATTCGCATTCTTTCAGCACTTGAACCAGTACCATCAGCAGTCGTACTAAATACCAATGCACCCGGCATATCTGTATCATTACTACCCGGTGTTCCATCTACTTCGGCATGGATAGATGCCGCCTCATCATAACCATCCGTTTCACCACCATACCAAGCAATCTTACCTAATTTTTCATCATCTCTTACTGTTGTTTCTGTGCCTACTGAATTTGAGTTAGATTTTCTCAATCCTATAACAGATTGATTATTTATACCACTTGAAAATGTATCAATGTTAAATGTTGCATTATCTGAAGAACCAGCTTTTGCGATATTTAATTGAGCTTCTGGAGCAGTAACTCCAATTCCCAGTCCAGTTGTTGTTAAGGTCATTTGATTGGCACCACCATTATCAGTTCGCCAATAAAAATTATCTGCATCCACATAGACATCAGAACTACCGCTAAATCCAAATCTATATGTACCACCATCAGGATTTACGATGTGTAATTTAGAATCTGGAGAAGTAGTTCCAATACCGACATTGCCCGTTGTATCATCAATCATTAATCTGGTAGTATTATCTGTTTTGAATATTATATCTCCACCAGTAACATCACCCGCATTCAATATAATCTGACCAGTATTGGTATGCTCATTACCAGCTAACTCAATATAAGCACCTCTTGTTTGCGAAACATCACCACCGCCACCAATTCTTGTTCTTCTATTGTCAGAAGCATCATCTGATGTTTGGTGTATGTCAAAGTTTGTAGCATTTCCTGCTATACCTGACTTGGGAACAATAGCACCATTAAACTCAACATCGTCATCTTTAATACGCATTGCAATATCACCACCAGTATAGACATCTATCACGTCATTGTGGTTATAATGAAAATATGTATTACCACTTAAGCCATCTAAATACAAATATGAATCAGCTTGACCGCCTATACCCACTTTTACATTTGTCGTATCTACAACAAATACATCACCACCATCAGAGTCTTTGCGTACTAAAAATGCTTCTGTATCTGTGACATCTATTAGAGATGTGCCATCTACTTGAATTTTATCTGTTGCTAATTTAAGAGCAAATGTAGTTCCATTATCTCCATCTTTTACATCTACTAGAGTTGTTCCATTTCCGCCACCATCTCTATCAACATGAAGTAATTGTTCGTATGATGATGCTACAGATTGTCCTGTTAAACTTGCCATATTCTATCTCCTTTCCATGAGATTTTTTTCACAGCTTTCTGTGAGGTTATTATTAATCAATGAAGTTCCACTTCCGATCTTCATCTTCAAATTTTGTGAGCATATTTTCCCATTTTATCTTCCCCATATACTCATCACTCATTGTATTTATACTTACTCCCGATTCACCTACCATATCAGCAAAGGCATTTCTTAAAGCAGAATTAATGCTTGTTCCAGCACCTCCCTGACTATTTGCCCATTCTTTTAACATCTTACCCAATGATCCAGAATATCCTAACTCTTCAAGACCGGCACGAATTGAATCATTTAAACTTTTTGAACCAGATGTTATCCCAGCTATATCGCTGAAATACTCTCTCATTATTGTATTAAAACTTTTCTTTGTTCCTAATGCCATTTATAATCCTTTAGAGTTGGGGAGGGAACCGAAATCCCCTCCCCTATTTTTATTAAGATACTTTCGTATGAACCTCTACACCAAAACCATCAATGATCTCTGTAACTCCCCAGAAACCAGAACCGATGATGTTGTCTCGTAGATAAGAACCTTCACGATATACCTCTACTCTCATCATATCCCCAGCATAACCCATGCCTAATGCACCAGATACAAATACTCCACCCTTCACGGCATTAGATGATACTGTGAATTCTGGTGATGAATGTATATCTATACCAGCGATCTTTGATACAAAACCACTTCTAGCACCTTCATCTTGAACACCAGCACCAGCAAATTGAGCGGCAGTCACTAGGTCATTATGAACGCCATAAGTTCCCCATATCTGTCTTGGATCAAGAACAGCGTGAGGTTGCCCCATTGCAGAATTTTGTTTGAGGTTTGAAAGAGCATCAAACAAGTTGTCTACAGATAAGGCGGCATCACTAGCACCAACAGAATTAGAGAATCCATCAAAAAGTGCATTCAGCAATGCATCAGCTTTAGATGCCAAAGCATTACCGATTAACTCACCAACATTAGATGCGATATTATCAGCATTTGATAATTGAGCCTCATCATACATTGGAACCATCACAGAGTACATATCAAGAGTCGCAGTCTTTTTCTCTGTATCTAGTTGAGTTGATGGTGTTACAGTACCTTCAGCAGTAGCGGCAACATCACCACTTGTTAAGGTATTACTTCCAGCATTGTATGCAATGAAAGTTATTTGATCTGCCTTTGGTTCTCCTTTAAGAGTTACCAGAGGCACAGTTACATTCGCTTCAGAAAATTTGATTAGTGCTTCGCTCTCGATGACTTCAAGAAGCCCCCCACTAAAATTTCCACTATCCCCAGCGGCCATATTATTCTATCCTTTTTTTCCAAATATTGCATCCCATCTCTCTTGCGAAATGTGAGTAAATGTACTCCTCAAGTCCTTGCACAAAGGTGCTTTCTCTTGTCCAACACAGATCCTGAATCCATCCTCGTATGGTATTTGTTCACCATTTGAAACGTAGATATGCTCACCATCTTTCGATACGGCAGATGCTACACTTCCAGTATCCATCCCGGTTGTAGGATCGTTATCAATTGAATCTAGATGCAAACGCTTCTTTGATCTTGGCATAACTTGATTTGTCCAATTTACCACTCGCAACATCTCTGGCGGCTTCCGTCAAAGAATTATATCCTTGATAGCCAGATGAAGTTGAGTTATCAACACTTGGAACATTAGTTTGTTTATTGATTAATTTATTATGAACCACCTTTACTTGAGCGTAGTTCATCCCTTTAAAAGCATCCCTCTCTTCATCAGAGAAGTCAGCCAACATCTTCTCGACCTCTGCATTCTCTCTATCCTTAAAGGATTGAAGTTCTGGTGTGATAGCATCATATTTCGCTTTTGTTTCTTCGTACAACATCTTCCATTCTTCGTTTTCAGCTAATTGTGCTTGTCTGTCCTCTTCCAGTTTCTTCTCAAGTTCTGCAACACGAGATTCTGCTTTTTGCAATCGTTCTTTCTTTTGCATTACTTCTCGCAATAAATCCCCATCTTGATTGCTGGATGTTGATTCGTTCTGGCTTTCAGTAGCCACCTCTTGTACGCTATCTTGTACTGTTTCTTCGCTCATGTCCGAGCCTCCCTATTTACCGATTTTGAGATTGATAGGCTTTTTGGTAGCCTCTTTAACATTCTTCTCGATATGTTTATCAACCTCGTTTAAAATAAATCTTTCAATACCTTTTGGTAATGGTCTTGCATTACTGGTTACTGCTCTACCCATGTCAGCATTCCATTGAACCTTCTGTGCATTGGCACCAGACCAACCAATCACCACTTTATCTTTTGTGAATCCTCTAGTTTGTAGATTCCTCATCATATCGCCAGTTAATTGTAGATCAACCTTTGTTGAGGTAGATGATTGCCTCTTAAAAGAATTAGATGCTTTTCTTGTTACATAATCTTGTGCATATATTTTAATCTTCTTATTGTTTACTGTTTTTGTAAACCAGAATGGCTCATGCCTTTTATATGGTGTAAACTTCTTTCCAAATACATCTTTACCACCTTTCGTAGTATGCAATCGTATTCGGTCTGCTGACTCATCACCGATGAACTTCCAAAATCGTTTGGTAAAGGTTGGTATATCTTGTAATTCTTTAGCCATCTAATTGTTGTTGAGGTGTTAATGGTTCTCTTTTGAATCCACCTTTTTTCTCTATAAATCTCTCTGCTTGTTGTGGATCGGTCAATTCTCTTGATACTGATGTTTCTCTTGCCCATCTATGCCTACAGTTAAATCCACCACCATCTACAAATGCACCGGGATATTGTGAATCAATATCATCCCTTGTCATACTACCACTCGCCATCATCTTTAAGCATATATCTCTAGTCTTTTTATCTATTGGGCCTTGATAAACATAGGTAGCATCTTCTGGATCAAAAGCCGTCATTTGTGCAGTTACATTACGTTCAAATGTATTCAATGCAGTATTGGCAAGTGTTTCAGCTTGGTCTGGTCTTAATACATTACCTAGCATACTTTGTGCAATTTCTCTTTCTGTCTTACCACCTATAATACCTTTAACTGCTTCATCAATGATTTGTTCGCCCATTGTACTAATTTGCTTTCTAAATGTTGCCTCATCTAATCGAACCAATGCTTGTAATGTTTCTTCTGTTACTTGCCCGGTCGCCTCCATTCCAAGCAATACACCTTCATACGATGCGATATATTGGTTTAATTCGTTCTGCATACCTATCTGATTGAAAATGTAATCATCAACATCAAGCGTGGAAATGAGAGAGATAAACTCATCCCTAGTGAGTGTTCGTTGAAGATCAAGTATATCTTCCACCATCTGTGCTTGAGCTTTTTGTAAAGCCTGTGCGAATTGACGTGCTATTTGATCCTTATCCACGTTGCAATGCCGATACTAATGGAGATGTAGGTGCTTGTGGCTCTTCTACCTCCGGTTCTAATTCTTCTAATCTTTGTTCTAACTCTTCATCAGTTATATCTGGGTTGAACTCTCTGTATAATTCTTTCTTATCCATTAATCCATTATCTAACATGAACTGCAAACGATCTTTCTGTACGTTCCATTCTTCCGGGTAATCTGATTCGGAGAAATCAACTGCAAAAGATTCATCGAATATTCTTCCTGTATGAACTTCAATTAGTCTGCGATCAATCATATATCGTTCTTCTTCAAAGTCTTGGAACATAGGAATGTCTGATTCTCTTGATTCTAGATTCTCCATATTTAGAATCTTCAACGCTTGTCCACTTGGAATCTGACCTTGCTCTCCCCATCGTATGGATAAAGCGTGATTTTGACCAGTTACATTCAATAACTCTTTTATACCAGCTATCATTTGATTGATATTTGAGGGAGGAGCCACGAAGGACATGGAACTATCACTTGGAAGAGAAATCAGCCGATCCACTCCCCATTTGAGATTCGGTACTTCTTGATCTATCCCGGTGATGACTGGTGATCCCATTTGATACCTTGTAGCCAACATCACTTCAGTAAATGCAATAGAAGAATGAAGAGCCGCCATAGTAACATCCATAGCATCATAAGGAAACATGATACGAGAGATAGGATTCAACTCATAAGGATTCACCATGTCTGGATTGCCTTGTATCGGATATATACGTCCATTGATGTCGTATAAGAAGTGCATCCCCGGTTCGCCATCCCTAGCCTCACTCCAGAATACGAACTCTCTATCACCTTTGGCATTTTTACCACGCTCATACGAATAACCATAAGGCTCCATTTCACCTTCGTAATAATACTCTCTAATATTAGGTAGGATATGATATTCGATCTTTTGTTTTCTTTCGTTCCATACTGACTTAATATGTATCGTACCTAATAACCAAGCTAACTCACTTGCAATGCGAGATGATGAATTAAGGTGATGAGTATATGATAGATATTCTTCTGCTAGTTCACCACCTACAAATCTTTTCGCTGGAGCCTTATATAACATCATCCTCGCTCTTGAGAATCTTGATACGATCTTCCCTAATGGCAATGGAGGTATCTGGCTCAATGATGTACCGGGAAAGTAATCTTTCACATAATCTTCAATATCACGATTGTAGTAGAAGTCCAATCCCATCTGCCTACGCTTGTATTCTTCTTTTAATACCTTATCTTCAGCATTCTTAATACTCTCAAATACTGCTTTGCTCCCCAAGTCTGGTATCGTTACCATGTCATAATATTTCATTACCACTCCACCGATGTCGGGATTCTGCTAATAATAGGATGTTTATATGCGATATAATAACTACAAGCATCAAGCATATGAGTTAAGGCGATATCACTTTTGTCTATCTTACCATCTCTACTTCTTTGTACTTGTTCTAGATCTTTTATTAAATGAATACACTTTGGATCAACTGTCATTCTTACTCTGCCTTTTGCATCTTTCAGCATTCTATTCAATGCATTCAACCTATCGATCACAGGAGGATTTGCTTTCTTTGCTATCACATAAAACGAATGATCTTTAAGTATCATATGATCTGAACGATTCGATGTTGTTGATCTGGCTGATCCAGCACTATCTGGATATACCGGGATATTTGGTGCGATAGCTTTCATAGCCTTCGCCATCTCTTCTGTGTTTGAATTGGTTTGCCTTATCTCATCAAGATAATGAATCGTACCATCAGAGAACTCACAACCTAATACTGCACTCATATAATCAACATTAAAATCCATTCCCCAGAATAAATTGTTTGATAGTTGCTCTGCTTTCTTCACATGAATGTTTCTATCAAAGTTATAGGCGGCTCTGTTCCCTGTTGTCTCAAAGGATGCAAGGAACTCTGTTTTGAACGCTCTCTCATCCATCATGCTCTTGGCTTTATCTATCTCTTCTTGTGGTACATAACCACCATCTACTGTAGTATACTGCCAACTCATCCAATCTTCATCCTTACCTTGTCCTCTTAAATAAGCATCGTAGAGATGGTCATATCCATTTGGTGTACCGATAAAGAACGCCTCACCATCTGTAGTAGTTAATGTAGGATAAATAATCTCATCCCATACATGAGGTTTGATATAACTATATTCTTCCATAACGACCATTGTTAAGCCAACACCTCGCAATGAGTTTTCATTTTCTGCTCCTCGAATTGCAATCTCTGAATCGTTTGGTAGCTTAACTGATAAATCTGTTTCATTGATTTTACAATCATATTCTCTAAACAGTTGTCTCATTAACTTCCAAGTAGTGTTGCGACCTTGCCTGTAATTTGGTGTAACTATCCATCGCCTCTCTCCAGATTTG